GTGGCTTTGGTGACGATGGTGAGCAAAATGTGATTAGCTGTGGGAGTTATACGGGTAACGGGTCTGCTACTGGGCAAGAAATAAATTTAGGTTACGAGCCTCAGTGGTTGCTTATTAAAAACTCATCAGGAACGCCAGACATTAATAATTGGACAATAGTTGATAATATGCGTGGCTTTTCCAATAATGGAAATTATAGCGGCGATGCTGTTTTATATCCAAATACATCAGATTCTGAGCAAAGTCAAATTGTTGGTCATCCAACAGCAACTGGATTCACGGTTGTTCAGGACAACTTTAATAAAAACACAGTCCCCTACATCTACATAGCCATCCGCCGCCCTATGAAAACTCCTGAGAGTGGGACTGAGGTGTTTGCTTTACAGCAAGACAATGATCCTGATAATAATGCCCCTGCGTTTAGGTCTAGCTTTCCCGTAGATGCAGCTTTTAGTAAAAACGCTGCGGGAACGTCAGTAAACTTCTTTGGGTCAAGACTGCAAGGTGCAAACTATTTACGCACAAACGACTCCACTGCGGAAACAGCTAATACCGACTTTGCTTGGGATTATATGGATGGGTGGAACAGTGAACCCGCTCAAGGATCGTCTGTAATATCATATATGTTCCGCCGCGCCCCCGGCTTCTTCGATGCGGTGTGCTACACGGGTGATCGAAGCGTTGGATTTCAAAATATCACACACAATCTTAGCGTTGCTCCTGAATTAGTTATTATTAAAGCCAGAAACAACATTCTTGATTGGGTTGTTACCTCTTCTTATTTGGCTGTATATAATCACGGGCGTTTAAATAAAACAAATGCCTTTATATTTGGTTCATCTGAACCAGATGTTCCTATTTACGATTTAACAACAACAACATTTACAGTGGGGGACGACGGCTCTGTAAATGGTAACACTACTAACTTTGTCGCCTACCTATTCGCCTCCTGCCCCGGCGTATCTAAAGTAGGCTCATACACGGGCACAGGAACAACATTGGCAATCGACTGTGGGTTCTCTGCTGGTGCAAGGTTTGTCCTCATCAAGCGCACGGACAGCACCGGTGACTGGTATGTCTGGGATACAGCTAGAGGAATTGTCAGTGGTAACGACCCGTATCTGTTACTAAACAGCACAGCGGCTGAAGTGACTAGCACAGATTACATTGACCCATCAGCTGCTGGTTTTGAAATTAGCTCCACAGCACCAGCGGCTATCAATGCTTCAGGTGGCAGCTACATCTTTTTAGCAATTGCATAAGGAAATTAAAATGAAATATCGAATCCAATCCGATGGCACAGTAGCCACGCAAGGTGAGGTACGCAAGATGTTCCCTAACACATCTCTACCTCGTGTCTGGAATGAGGCGCTCTGTGCCAGCTTAGGTATAGACCCCATTCTAGAAGGCGCACAAGCCACTGGCGGCACTGTGTATCAAATGTCAGTATACGGCGGTATTGAGCAGGTTGATGGCAAGTGGTTCACTAAGTACAACCTTGGCCCTGCATTCTTTGACACAGAGGATGAGGAAGGCAATGTCACTACCGCTGCTGAGAATGAGGCTGCATACAAAGCAACCAAAGATGCAGAGCAGGCTAAGAGTGTCCGTGCAAGCCGTGATGGTAAGCTAGCAGAGACAGACTGGCGCTTCCGTTCTGACATGACACCATCACAAGAGTGGATTGATTACTGCCAAGCATTGCGTGATATAACTGCACAAGCTGGCTTCCCTTGGACTGTTGAGTGGCCTGAGCAACCGGAGTGATAAATGGAAGAAGTAACCCATAAAGAAATCTATGAGAGGTTACTAGCAGTCGAGACAAAAGTGGACAAACTCAATGAGGAGACAGAGAACGTGGTTAAAGCCTTCTCTGCTGCTCAGGGGGCATTCACGGTACTAGAGTGGATTGCTAGGGCAGCTAAGCCTATCTTATGGATAGCTGGCGTTATCACCGCCTTTTCGTTTATGATTGCAGAGTATAAGAAATGATTGCTGAGCTTGCGATAGCCAACGCTGCCTTTGGTGTTATTAAAGAAACCATTGCCAACGGTGGTGATATAATGGCAGCGGGTCAGCACATCTTTAAGTTCTTTGACTCTAAGTCTGAGCTGACAAAGAAGGCTAACGCATCAGGATCAGACTCAGAGGCTTTCTTTGCTCTTGAACAGATTAAACAACACGAGGCTGCAATTCAAGAGTTGTTCATCTATCAAGGCAGAGCAGGTCTGTGGGATGATTGGTTAAAGTTCCAAGCGGAGGCAAAGCGCCAACGTGATGCTGAAGCTAGAGCAATTGTGTTAGCTCAGTTTAAACGTAAAGAGAAAATATGGGCAGTGATTAATGGGGTTTTAATTGTTGCCTCTGTTGTCACAGGGGTAGGTATTGTAGCTGGGCTTATCTGGCTAGTTGTAACGAAAGGTGCATTATGAGAGAATTACCAAAACGTAACAGTCGATCAAAGAATAACAAAAAGAAAAAGAAATGAAACACTCCGTCGGTCTAACCTTAACAGCCGGAGCAACAACCACTGCCCTTACTGTTCCAATGGGTTATAAGGCAGAGGTAGAGTTGTTATTCATATCTAACCATAGTGGGTCTAGTAAAGATGTAACAGCCTATTGGGAACATGCACACGACCCTACGCATCAGATTTATATTATTGATGGCTTTACTCTAAACAGTCATGGTAGTGGGAGCGTCTCTTATATCCAATTCTCAGATGCTACTATTGTTATGCAGCAGGGAGATAAGATGGTTGTAACGACAGAAGCAGGCTCAGCTATGTCATGTATTGTTACATTTAATCTTTACAAAGAAAACACAGTGCCCTTCATGGTGGACTAAGGAAAAACATGACATACTTACAACTTATAAACGCTGTATTACGCAGGTTGCGTCAAGACGAGGTTACAGATGTTAACGAGAATGACTACTCAAAACTAATTGGTGAGTTTGTCAACAGTGTTAAAAAAGAATGTGAAACAGCTTGGAACTGGAACGCTTTAACTGCAACTCTAATCCTGAACACATCACCTAACGTATTTAGCTATTCACTAGATGGCAGTGGAACTCGCTTCCGTGTGCTTGATGTGGGTAACGATACCTCTGACTTCCAGTTACAGCAACGCAGTGTATCATGGATGAACAAGTATTATCTTGCTCCTGTTACACCCGGTGTTCCTAACTTCTATAGTTTCAACGGTGTTAACATCAATGGTGATTCGCTGGTAGATGTCTATCCAATCCCAGATAATGTGTACACCCTACGGTTTAACGTCATTATCCCCCAAGAAGACTTGGTTGAAAATAATGATACTCTTTTAATTCCTTCAGAACCAGTTGTTCAAGGTGTGCTAGCTCGTGCTATAAGTGAGCGTGGTGAAGATGGTGGTCGTCTCAGTAACGATCAATACATGTTATACCGCAGCGCACTAGCAGACGAGATTGCTGTAGAAGCTGGACGATTCCCTGAAGATACAGTCTGGTACACAGTATAATGGCAGCTTCACCCTTAACCCCAGTCTCAATCGTTGCTCCCGGCTTCTTTGGTCTTAACACACAAGACGCTTCGGTCAATGTACAACAAAACTTTGCTCTTGTAGCTAACAACGCTGTGATTGACACTTACGGTAGGGTTGGCGCTAGGAAAGGGTACAGTACTTTTTCAAATGCAGACGCTAATGACATAATCTATTGTATTCATGAGCATGTTAACAAGGATGGAACATCTAAAGTGTTCTTTGCTGGCGGAGACTCATTCTACAGCTTAGCGACTGACGGTGTTGTTACAGACGAATATACCGACGCAGACCCTCCAGATGATGCAAATTGGCAAGCCCTGAGTTTTAACGGCAATGTTTATTTCTTTCATGATGAGCATATGCCAATTGTTAACGACATCACTGGCGCAACAGGATGGGTTGACCTAAGCAGCTTCTCCGCGATGCCTGCTAGTGTCACTGAAGCTGGTGTTGGTTTGTCAGCCTTCGGTCGAATTTGGATGGCACGTACTAACCTTAACAAGACCACTGTCTACTGGAGTGACACCTTAATTGGCACTAGCTTTACAACAGGCACAGCAGGCTCAATTGACTTAGAAAATGTATTCACCAACGGAACGGATGAAATTGTCCACCTAGCAGCCTTTAACGGGAACTTGGTTATATTCTGTAAAAAGAGCATTGTTGTTTACTCAGGGGCTGAAGAGCCAGCGACAATGCAAGTGTCAGACATTATAGACGGTGTTGGCTGTATTGCTCGTGACACGGTGCAGGACATTGGCACTGACCTCTTGTTCCTCTCAGACACTGGCTTACGCAGCCTAGGGCGTGTTATTCAGGAGAAGAGTGCTCCTTTGCGTGATGTCTCTCGTAATGTACGCGATCAGTTGTTAGCTGAACTTTCCGCTGAGAGTGGTATTATAAAAAGTGCCTATTTTGAAAAAGAAGCCTTTTATTTAATAACAATCCCTTCATTGCAAAAGGTTTGGTGTTTTGACATTCGCTCTACATTGGAAGACGGCTCTTTCCGTGTAACAACTTGGACTGGAGCTTTTTACAACTCTTTCTGTGTTACTCGTGATAGGAAGATGCTCATTGGTACAGGAGTGCGTGTTAGTGAATATGGTGGCTATACAGATAATAATGCTTCATACACCATGTCTTATTACACCACCCATTTAAACGCAGGTGCTCCTGCCACCTTAAAGATATTGAAGGATGTTTCTTTCATGTTTATTGGTGGATCGGGCAATACGGTGTCTATTAAGTGGGATGTTGACTACGGTTCCAATTATGCCTCTAGGGTGTTTAAATTTCCATTAGGAGCGTCCAGTGAATATAATATAGGCGAATATGGTATTTCACAGTATTCAATAGGTGTGTTTATTTATAGGAAGGGTGTTACACTCTCCAAAACAGGCCGGGTATTTCAACTAGGCATTGAGGCAACTATTAATGGTAGTCCTCTTTCAGTACAACAGATTGATATTTTTGTTAAAGGCGGGAGAACTGTATGAGTTCGTATTCAAAGACTACAAATTTCACGGCTAAGGACACCTTAGCTACCGGCAACCCAAATAAAATTGTACGAGGAACTGAGCTGGATGTGGAATATAGCGCCATTCAAGTTGCAGTGAATAGCAAGGCTAACACAGCTTCCCCTACATTCACAGGCACAGTTACACTACCGACTGTTGATGGTGGCACTATCAGCGGGGGTACTTACTAATGGCTACATTTAACTTCAACCCCACAGCCATCGGTGATTCAGGTAGTTATGACACGGCTGATTGGCTGAGTGTTATAGGTGGTTTTGCTACTGGTGGTTTAACTGGTGCTGCCTCTGGTGCTGGTGTAAATGATGCTGTTGCCCGTCTTCAGGCTCTGGGTAGTGTAGGTGTACAAGACTA